GTATAGTATAAGTTAGGGAATTGGGGCCCGACACCTGCATCTATGATCAGGAACTTGCTAACGTGAAGGGCCTCTCCGTTTCCCTGTACGGTCCAGGAGAGAGCATCACCCGCAGAACATCCGCTATAATCGAGAGAGACGTTGGTGACGACACTATAGAACCTATTAGGAGAGATAAAATCCAGTAAGGTTGTACCGCCTGCGGTTAATGCTTCTAGGCCGCTCCAGGCAAAGACATGATCACCAAAGAAGTTAAGGGTCGGCCCCGTCGAAAGTGTCATTAGTCAACCTTACCGTATACTCTAGCACTCCAGGTAACTAGGCAATCTCTAACGTTCCCATCACCGTTTATAGCTCCGATTTCTACTCTAGTATATGGCGGAACAAGAATCTCGATATGCAGAGGAGCCTGTGTCAAGTCGGCATGAGTGTTATTATGAAATTGAGCATAAACCTTAACACCGTTTAAATATACCTGAGATTGTATATTATCACCACTGGTCTCCGGATAGCCCCAATAAATAACCGCTTTTTGATAATTGGAGCCCGTTGTAAAGTCTAAGCCTGCGACAAATCCCGTGTTAGTAAATTCAAAAAGTCCGCTATACCCATATGAATGCTTCCCAATAGTATTGAGATTCTTACTTACTGAGGCTGTGTTCTGCGGTCCATAACCAACGCCTTCAGGCATTGTTCAATTTACTCGAATGTGATCGTGCAGCTAGAATCGATAGTGGCCGCTGTAGTTACAGCAACTTGAATATCTAAAGTATTACCAGAAGTTACACCCAGTGCTGTCTTTTCCTGAACTACACAGTTTGCTACTCCAGTTCCACCACTTGCGGCCTGTGCGATCGCAGGACCCATGAACGTGGCGTCGCCCTCTTGGAGGGCTGTCCCCGTTAACTTGAAACCTGAACAGAAATCCGCTCCAGTTCCTACGCTACTGACTCCCATTGATATGGAACTTATTTGCGATACTCCAGAAGGCACAACCAGGGAAAGCCCCGATGATGCAAACTGATTATTCATGCTTTGGAAACTAGTCGTTGCGCTCAACGCTGCTTCCGTACGTGTGACTACTATTGCCATTGTTTATGCCCTCACTTTAATTGGTCCAAGGGAAGCCAGAACTGGCGAGCCCCGTGATAATGTTTTAACTGCAACCTTGGCAACCATGCTCCCTATGAGCGTTTTTATGATCGCTTCTTTATTTTTCTTTGCAGCCTTTGATAAAGTCGTTAAACCTGCATTAAGATTACCTGCTAAAAGAGATTGTACAGCTGTACCTGCATCTACTTGTGTAATTAAAGCAAGTGCAGTCCCCGTTTCAATTACATTTATTCCAAATTGCCTTGGAGCTCTACGCCTTGCTCTGCCTCTACGTCTAACCATACTGTGGCGACAGGGTTTACCTACTTAAACGTGTCTACTTCTCGAGCATATAGGTGATTACCTGCGTTTTATCATCACCACAGTCGATACAGGTCCAGTCTTCCCCTTCTTTTTGTTCATATTCCTTATAGTTACTGCATCCAGTACACCAGGTGATAGGGCCATGGTTCTGTTCTTCCTTCTTTTGGTCCGCGATCATAGCCTTGCGCAATAAACGATTAATAAATTTAGAGGCTTTAATCTTCTTTTCATTACAGACTTTCTCCATATAGAGCAATTCTTGAAGTCCTAACGTGAATGACTTACTTGCTACAAACTCTTTTTTCCTACCCATTAGTTTTTTTTCTCCAACCAGTTGAATAATTAATCTCTGTGTTTAGCTCTGCAAATACTTGAGAGCATGTCGGGCAATACATGAAGGGATCGCCTACGACATCCCTCACGTACTTCAGCTTTTTATTACATTTTTCGCAAATCATTTTATCTCTCCAAATTAAGACAAACAAGGCTACTATATAAAATAAAGTATTATTCTATTAATAAAGAAAATGTATAAACCATAATAAATAAAAATAAGCTTATTTAACTTTCATTAATAGTAATATTGTAATATTTTACTACTTTAACCCTAGTTTAGCCCTGTTTTGGGGCTGTTTTACCCCTATTTCGGGGTCATTTTGGGTCTTTAGTAGGCCTTCTAGGCCGCTTCTTTTCATTAACATCTCTGCGACTAGCCCCATTATGGGGTTATCTTTGGTTATAGCTTTAATTGTACTTTGGCCTGTAGACTCGTCTAATTTTTTGCTAGCCGCACCCAGGGAACCAAAAAAAGAAGATTGAAAAGTTTCAAGCATCTCGTGGGTTCGTCCTTCAATCTCATCTATGATCGGTTCCAGAATTAATAATAAATCTTCGTCACTTTCTGTAGACTTTGCCCACTCAACCCACTTATCCTTACTCAGTTTAGCGATATAATGACTTATTCCAAAATAGAATAATGACCAAACGACAAAGTACCCCAATAGTTCTAAGGCTGAAATAACCATTTACAGGCCAAGGCCTTCTTTAGCTCTTGTTAAAGCGGTTTCCTTACCATAGGTCGGACGTACCACAATACTTACGAAAGCAGGTTTAGTTATCTCGGCATCCTGAGCCAATTTCAATAATGCAATTATCGCGCCTAAGTTCATGGTTGATATTTTGCAGGGTCATAGCGACCCCCCTTACTTTCACGCTTACTGTTTGAATTGCCCCCAGGGACTCGCCTTTGAATATAATCAATAAGGTCGCTAATTGTTGGCGCAACTGGTACAGGTGCTCCGAAAGTAGGGAGTTTTATGTCTATAGTATCTTTTATTCCCTGTTTGACATCCTCGCTTAGTTTGCCTACTCTGGATTCAAGATCTGTAATAATATCCTCTGCTAATTTAACACCAAAATAACCTGCAATAAATCCACCAATAACAACGGGTACGTTTTCATTGGCTAAAAATGTATTGATATTTTCGTGTATCTTGTATCTCGATAAAGCATCCCGTTCAAGAGCTGTTAACTTTTGAATTTCAACGTCATCGGGTACCGCTTCGTATGCCATTAGCGCCTCTTCTTTTTGCCTGCGGGGGTTTTCCTGAACGCGATCGCCATTTTCTTTAGGTTCAACTTACCGTTACGATATCGGAAGCGCGGCTTCTTGGAATTGGCTTTAACGTATTTGTTCCAGGCTGATAGTTTACGCTTAGGTTTTCTAACTTTTCCAGTATAGATTGCTTTAGAATAATCTATCCTTTCCCCAGAATACATACCCGCACCTATCTTAGTTCCACATTCAGGACAGTACTTCGGCATCACTGCACCTCTTTACCTTCTAGAACTACGGTCATACTGCCAGTTGGGCCCTGTGCCAGGATCTTCATTCCCGTATTGGGAGGGATCGTATAGTATAAGTTAGGGAATTGGGGCCCGACACCTGCATCTATGATCAGGAACTTGCTAACGTGAAGGGCCTCTCCGTTTCCCTGTACGGTCCAGGAGAGAGCATCACCCGCAGAACATCCGCTATAATCGAGAGAGACGTTG